TTTATGTAAGAGCCGCTATAGAAGCGGCAACAGGCGTCCGCCTAACTTTACCCAAGGTCAGACGCTACCTTTTAGAGGAAGGTCTTATTACCCCGGAACAAGCTCGATCAGAAGCTACTATCTTCCGTGGCTACAGAGAATTTTACGAATACGATTATGCCGACAGCAAAGAAGAAAACGACCCGGCGAAAGAACTCGACTTCCAGCACGAAGACAGGAAAAAAAATCTGCGCTTCGGGGAAGGCTTGGGCTAAACGCACTTTCGACACTTACCCTAGTGCCTATGCAAATATGGCCGCTTCTAAGTATTGCAAGGATCCTAGCTACGCTAAGAAATCCAAAGCTAAGAAAAAGAAGTAATGGGCGAGTTAAAGAAGTGGGTAGATCAGAAGTGGGTGCGAATTGGTACTGATGGGAGTATCAAGGGCCCTTGCGGCACTAGCAAGAATAAAAAGAAGCCTGATCGATGCCTTCCAGAGAAAAAGGCGAAGAGTCTTACAAAAGCTCAACGAGCCGCTACCGCCCGTAAGAAGAAGGCTGGCGCGGCAAAAGGTAAGAAATCCGTATCTAATACTAAAGCGGCGAAAGTACGCTCAAAGAAAAAATCCAAGTAGGAGGAGAACTAAGTGAAATACGCAAATTGTGGGGCCTCTGTTAAATCCAGCGGCAAAGTCAAAAAAATGAACTCAGGTGGTTTCATGAAGATCGGTGATGGTCTCCAGAAGCTCGACGTGAACAAAGACGCTGATAAGGTCAAAGCCAATATGGGTGGCGCTATGAAGCGTACAACTAAAAAGGCACCTTCTGTTAAGCGCAGTGAGTCTGGCCCAACTAAGCCTCTTACTAAGCCAAAACCAAAGCCTAAACCAAAAGTAGGGCCTAAGCCTAAAACAGGTGGCCCAAAACCAAAGCCTAAACCAAAGCCTAAGACCCCTGCGCCGTATGATGACTCGGGTATGGGTAAAAGAGGCCGTCGTTTTAGCTCCGGTGGAATGGCTGAAGACAAGCGCAAAGATAAGTCTGAAAAAGAAGACGATAAGAAGGGCGAAAAGAAATATAAGCGTGGGGAGTTAGTAGAGGCATCTTACGGTAAGTCTGTTCGCAAAAAGAAGAAGTAGTCATGGCTACTAAGCGCGTAGATAAATCCAAGATGGCTTGCAACAAGCCTAGACGTACCTCGGGCGGTAGTAAGAAGTTCGTGGTTAAGGCCTGTCAGGATGGCAAAGAAAAGGTCATTCGATTTGGCGACCCGGATATGAAGATCCGTAAGTCTAACCCCAAAGCTCGTAAGTCTTTTCGTGCGCGTCACAAGTGTGAAACGGCGAAAGATAAGATGACGGCTAGATATTGGTCTTGCAAGAAATGGTAGAGGTTAATGACTCTACGGCTATTACCATCCCTATTCGTAATTTAATAGCAATGATCATAGCAACGTCAGTTGCGACGATGGCGTATTTCTCCGTACAGGAAAGACTAAACGTATTAGAACACAGCCTAGATAAAAGCCAGATGGAGATATCGCAGAACAATGAGTTCCGTATCAAATGGCCTAGAGGTGAGCTTGGTAGCTTACCGGCTGACGCTAGACAGGATATGTTAATTGAAGGCGTAGAGCGGGACGTACTAGATCTTCGACAGATACAAGATCAAGTACAAGCCCTTACTATTCGTTTAGGAACAATTGAAGCACTTCGTACTGCCGAAGGCACACCTCAACAGGCACAAAATGACTGAGAAAAAAGAATTAACTAAAATGCAAGAAGCCTTCCTAGAAGCTCTTTGTGGCGATGCACGGGGTAATATCCGTGAAGCTATGACTTCGGCTGGCTACTCGCATAATACTCGCATCAATGAGGTCGTTGGCCCATTGCGTGACGAGATAGTAGACCGTGCTAGTATGGTTTTGGCGATGAATGCGCCGAAGGCTACTTTTAGCATGGTAGACGTATTGAATGACCCGGGTGCTATGGGGGCAAGAAATGCGGTGGCGGCGGCTACTCAGATTCTTGATAGAACCGGTCTAGTAAAGAAAGAACAGATAGAGATTAAAGGGCCAGAAGGGGGCGTATTTATTTTACCACCGAAACAGGTGTCCCCAACCGATGACGAAGACGAATAATTGGCCTGATAAGAAACGACCTAATAAAACATCTAAGATACCCTACGGGTACCAAGTAAGCGAAGATGATGTTTTACTAGCCGTTCCAGATTGGAATCTAATTGGCTTTATTGAAAAGGCGATGGACTTCCTTGATGATGGCAACTCCTACCGTGAGGCCGCTAGGTGGCTGAGTGAGAACTCAGGGCACGAAGTATCTCACCAAGGTTTAGCCAATATATGGAAACGGAATAGGGGCGATAAGAACCCTCGTGTTAAACAGCTTGCCCAGCGCAAGCGCAAAAACGCACCAAAGACTAAAGAAGAGCGGGAGTTACGCGATCTTAAAAAGCGTGAAGCGGCGACTAAACGAAGTCTTACCGTTACTAAGAAAAAGATTGATGCGATAAGTGGACAGGAAGAAGCCACCCCAGTCGCACCCACAACACAGCAGTTTAGCGATACACTCGACTTTACTGCCAAGCCAAAAGAACAAAAGGTTATCTTCTCACCCAACCCGGGGCCGCAAACAGAATTTCTCGCGGCATCGGAAAGAGAAGTTTTATACGGCGGAGCGGCCGGTGGAGGTAAAAGTATAGGACTGCTTGCAGATCCGATGCGATACTTCTCAAACGCTAACTTCAACGGACTGATCCTTAGACGTACAAATGACGAACTAAGGGAACTAATATGGAAGTCCCAAGAAATGTACGTCGCGGCATTCCCCGGCGCAAAGTGGCAGGAAAAAAAGTCACAGTGGGTATTCCCTAGCGGAGCTAGATTATGGATGACCTACCTAGAGAGAGAAGATGATGTATTACGTTACCAAGGCCAAGCGTTCAGTTACATTGGCTTTGACGAGCTTACGCAACATTCTACGCCGTTTGCATGGAATTATATGCGATCACGTCTTAGAACCACTGACCCCAGCTTACCGATATTTATGCGAGCTACTACGAACCCGGGTGGCCCCGGCCATTCGTGGGTTAAGCAGATGTTTGTGGATCCGAGCCCGGCTGGCGTTTCGTTCTCTGCGAAAGACTTGGAGACGGGCGAGACACTAACCTACCCGGAAGGTCACGACAAAGCAGGACAATCTCTCTTTGATAGACGATTCATACCGGCCACTCTTAAAGATAACCCGTACTTGCATTCGGAAGGTTCCTACGAGGCTAACCTTCTATCGCTACCTGAGATGCAAAGAAGGCAACTTCTGGAAGGCGATTGGGCCGTCGCAGACGGCGCGGCATTTTCGGAGTTTAGGCCAAATACGCACATAGTAGATCCGTTTGAAATACCACACGAGTGGCGTAGATTTAGATCTTGTGACTATGGGTACTCATCCTACTCGGCAGTACATTGGTTTGCGATAGACCCAGCATACGAAACTCTCATAGTTTACCGAGAGTTATACGTTAGTAAGCACACCGGTAAAGATTTAGCTAAAGCTGTACTAGAGCTTGAAGTAGGTGAACAAATAAGTTATGGTATACTAGATTCTTCATGCTGGCATAATAGAGGGCAGATTGGCCCGTCCATAGCAGAAGAAATGATTTCGATGGGATGCCGATGGCGACCATCAGATAGAAGTGCGGGAGCCCGAGTAGCGGGTAAGAACCGACTTCATGAACTACTCAAATATGACGAAGAAGCAGAAACACCCGGCATCGTATTTTTTAATAACTGCCGCCAGATTATTGCAGATCTTCCCGTCATTCCCAGCGACCCCAAGGGTGGGGACGATATTGACGTGAGATACCGCAGTGACCACACCTATGACTCCGTGCGTTATGGCGTCATGTCTCGGCCACGAGCCGCATCCCCGTTTGATGATTGGGGTCAAAAAAATACTCAGACTTGGAGACCCGCGAGTCGTAAATTTGGATACTAAATAAATGGCAATTGTAGACCGACCAGAAGATATAAATTTAGAAGAAGCCGCAATCGGATTGGAAGATGGTACTCCCGAGGACAATGCGTCTCTGGGCGGATTAATTGGATGGATCGAAGGAAGGTATAACCGATCAAACGATGCGAGGCAGTCGGATGAAACAAGATGGCTTACTTCTTATAGGAATTACCGTGGCCTATATGGCCCAGACGTTCAGTTCACGGAGCAGGAAAAGAGTCAGGCGTTTATCAAGATCACTAAGACCAAAGTTCTTGCGGCCTATGCTCAAATTGTCGATGTACTTTTTGCAGGGAGTAAGTTTCCTATTGGCATTGAGCCTAGTTACAAGCCTTTGGGCGTTAGTGGCCCTATGCACTTTGATCCAAAGGAAGTTACTGAGGATAAATTAAGCGAGCTTACTGGGGGTGCATCTCCTAGTGCTACGATAGCAAGACCAGAATTACTTAAACAAGCTGGGCCATACCAAGACCAACTTGGCCGCGTAGAAGATAAATTACGAGAAGGCCCCGGCAAAACACCTACGGCTCTAACCTTTGAGCCAGCAAAAGAAGCCTCTAGAAAAATGGAAAAGACTATCCATGATCAGCTAGAGGAATCCGAAGCAAACAAACATTTACGTTCCGTTGCTTTTGAGATGTCACTGTTTGGTACAGGCATTTTAAAAGGCCCATTCGCGTTACAGAAAGAGTATCCGAATTGGAATGACGAAGGCGTTTATGACCCAGTTTTTAGGACTATTCCTAAAGTCGAAGCTGTGAGTATTTGGAATTTTTACCCAGACCCAGACGCACGGAATATGACAGAAGCGGAGTACATCATTGAACGTCACCGCTTAAATCGCTCTCAACTGAGAGCCCTTAAAAAACGTCCTTTCTTTAGGCAAGAGGCAATTGATGAGGCGATTGATTTCGGCCCGAATTACACTCCCCACTATTGGGAGGACTCCTTAGAAGATAGTGATATGTCTTCGTCTATTGAACGCTATGAAGTACTTGAGTACTGGGGTGTTGTAGACGCGGATATAGCCGAAGAGGCTGAACTGGATTTACCAGATGAAGTGGCAGACCAAGACGAAGTGCAGATTAACGCATGGGTTTGTAACGGCCAAGTCATCCGTCTAGTAATTAATCCATTTACTCCAACCCGTATTCCTTACCACGCAGTACCCTACGAGCTTAATCCATATAGCTTCTTTGGTATTGGTCTGGCAGAGAACATGGAAGATACACAAGAGATCATGAATGGTTTCATGCGTCTTGCTGTAGATAACGCCGCTTTGTCATCTAACCTCTTAATTGAGATTGATGAAACAAACCTAGTACCGGGACAAGACATGTCAGTTTACCCGGGCAAGGTGTTTAGGCGTCAGGCTGGTGCGCCGGGACAAGCCATCTTTGGTACGAAGTTCCCGAACGTAACCGGTGAATGTATACAAGTTTTTGATAAGGCACGACAGTTGGCGGATGAAGCTACTGGTATGCCTTCCTTTGCTCACGGTAGTACAGGCGTTATGGGTGTTGGTAGAACAGCATCTGGTATGTCTATGCTTATGGGCGCGGCGGCACAGAACATTAAGGCCGTTGTACGCAATGTTGATGACTACTTATTGGCTCCTCTCGGCCGATCTCTGTTTAGTTTTAACATGCAGTTTAATTTCGATAAATCTATTAGAGGGGATCTCGATGTCGTAGCCAAAGGCACAGAAAGCCTAATGCGAAATGAGGTACGTTCCCAGCGTCTGTTGCAGTTTATGCAGATGACAGGAAACCCCAGCATGGCTCCATTTGTTAAGTATGATTACATACTACGAGAGCTTGCCGCGAGTATGGATCTAGATGAGGACAAGGTTCTTAACGACCCAAGAGAAGCGGCGATCCAAGCTGAGATGATGGCGGCGGTAGCGGCATTGATGCCACAGCAACCACCTCAAGAACAGCAACAAGGGGCACCTAGTCCCGAAGACCCAACCGGCAATGGTGGCGGGAACATAGCACCCGGCAATGCACCAGAGCCCGGCGCTCCCGGATTTACGGGAGAAGGTGGAGGAGCAAATGGTGGAACACCACCCCCAGCACCACCTGAAGGTCAGCCTCAGTAATGGAAAAAGTTTTAGCGAAGAAAATATTACCTCTAGTCAATGACGTAGAGAAGTACCCACTATTACAAGACTATGTAGATAATCGTATCGAGACGATGCGTAATTTTTTAGAGAATACAAAAG